ACTGAATCTAATAAGTCAATGACTCACATCAGCTGATGGACGCTTTATTATGAATCGTTTGAATCGGGTGAATAGTGTGAATCGTTTGACTCGTTTGAATCGGGTGTTGGTTTAGAAATTATGTTGAACTATTTTTTAGAACTATGTATAATTGGGTTTCATTAGTAGTTTTTTTCGGAGGCAACATGTCTAGCGTTCAACGTAGTATTTTCGGGTTAAATACAACGCCCGTTAGGATTCCATTAACAGTTATAACTTACTATGATTCTATTACTGAAACAGCAGAAACCACCATGGTAGCTGCTCGTTTATCAATCAATGATTGCAATGATTTCATCCAAGCAATCCACCCTGATAATAAACTCATCAAAAAAGAAAACCTTTATGATGAATTCAGGGTAGATACGTTTGAACTTTATCAACTTAAAACCAAGTAGTTTTAACACCACCTTTCAAGGAATATAATATGTCTAAGTTTTCAGCTTTAGCCCTAAACACCAATGCTTCCGATTTATTTACGTACGAAGTAGTTGGTGATTTCCAGTATTTCAACCTTTCTGAACTGGTTGAGCAATCAGGTATTGATGCCGTGTATGTTGTCCGTGGTGTCTATGTAAACACTAAATCAAAGTTTGGTGATGCCCCTGTAGGCATCATTGATGACTGCTTTGTAAATCTACCTGCACATCAGTTAGATACAGTTCGAGCCATACTCAACAACCCTGATGCTATTGATGCCATCAACAATGGTTCCATTGGCTTTACTATTTATGAATATAAAAACAAGTATGGTAAACAGTATGGAATACGTTGGATTGACGTATAAACAAACTGATAAATAAAATTAAGGGTTCCATTTCGGAACCCTTTTTTTATTTCAACAATTGATTAACTCGCTTCTGCACTTCATCATATAGGTTGCCTAGAGACTCCCTGCGAGCTTCACCGTCTCCATGCTTACCTGCTATCACCTCAACAGCTAAACGTTCAATAGCGTCAACCTCCTGCCCTCCTGTGTCCAACATGATAAACCCGTGTATCTTTGGATAGTTCAACTCAACAGACCGTATTCCCACTGTTTTAGAATAATTCCCTTCTAATACGTGTAACTTGGAATCCACGTCAACAACAATTCCAACATGTTCTAGTCTATTACCAGTCCAGCTATATGTAACTAAATCCCCCCTTCTAATGTCGTCCACACTATAGGTAGTGGCACTATTCCTAATACCCCATTCCCACATATACTGCACTGAAACTTCATAGGGGAATTGGTTGGAATCCAAACCAACCATTTCAGCCAAAACAGAAAGAAACATAGCGCACCAATTATCGCTATATTTCATCCTGTACTTCCTATTGGGGTTCACCTTATCAACACAATAGGCATTGTAGTAGTCCACTAAACCATGATGGTTTTTCAAGCCTAAATAGGTTCTACCTGTTGAAATATATCGTTCTATATCAATCATTTATTATTACCCCATCAGCTAACAACCTAACTATTTCCTGCTTCTCCCGTGAACTAGCTTCAACCTTCAAATCTATGTTACGTACTTCAAAGTATCCCGTTCTACCTACCAACTTACCAACGTCCACAATAGGGGTTGTAAACATGTCATCAACGTGTAGGGGTTCATACTTGTTGATTTCTATGATGGGCGATGTGATCCCATTTTCCCCACCAACTACAACGTTGGAATTGTCTATGATGGTACTTCCCCTAGTAACCCCATAAGGAATGTTTACACCAATATCAACTTCCAATTGTTCTATTGGGGCATCCAAACCACTACTGAAAACATTGATGGTGGCCACACCCGTGTAAACATCTACTTCATAAACAACACTAATTTCTTTTCCAATTACGTAGCTAGGTTCTAATCTTACTTCAGGGGAACGGGGTAATTTTAGAACTACTTCAACCCCTTTATAGTCCAGTAGATTTTGTTCTTGTTCAGGAACTTCAATTACCCCCATATCAACAACTAAAACATCAGTAGAAATTTTATTAGCTTGAACCCCAGTGTTTTTAGTTCCCAGCCTAATCCCTTCAGGGTCTTGGATTAGTGATGAATCTATCTCAAATGGTAAATTTAAAACACTAAGGATATATTGACCATAGTCCAGTAACCTACCATTCCCATCTATCTGAAACCTTTCTGTATTTACTTCTACTAACTTATCATTGTCGATTAAGTAAACGGCATTAACCCCAACAACATCATCCACCTGTTCAACACTGAAACGCATTGGTTGAGGTGATGAACCCCAGGAATATGATGTTGGTTGAATAATGGTGGCTAAATTAGGGGTTTCTTTAGTCCATGGGAAATTGACTTGTCCACCCATTCCATCATCCAATTCATATTCAATAGCACTACCTTCAACAAATTGGTAACCACTGGCAACTACTAATTCCATTTCATCACCAGCATAAACACTTTGTCCTAATACCACTTCCTGCCCATTGCAGTACATGGTAGAGTGTCGTTCGCTTAAGTAGTCTAGTAACTGTTGAGTAATCTGCATTATGATGTCATTCCTACTGTAGTCATTATTAAACTGGTTCCTTCAGGGAACCCCCCATCACTTACATAGGTGGTTGTATCGAATTTCACGTTGGAATCAACGTCACCATCATAGTAATCCCCCTGTTGTATTTTCCTCATAAATTTACAGTGACTATTTAGAATCTCGTCCTTATATGTTTCTAAGTAGTCCAACACCAGTTGGAATGAATACAGTCCATTAACCACCACTTCAACATTTTCAACAAAATAGGAACGTCCTAGTTCCTGAATTACTGCATAGTTGTAGTTCAGTAAATCACTATTACCAGCTAAAAGTATTTCAGGGGTTGTTAGGTTCACTGTGGCCTTCATCCTGATGTTTTCCACCCGTTCCCCAGTCAAAACCTTATTGATAGTATTTACACTATCATCAGTTCTATATAGTCTTAATTCCATGATACCTCCTAATAAAAAAAGGGGTATTAGTAACAAATACCAATACCCCAAGCACCACCTAACAAGTGCTAAAATTACCCTTCAACACCTCCACCACCTTCACCGCCTTCACCTTCGTCCTCAATGTAGAAAACTACAAAGTTTTCATTCAAGTCATTGAAAAACCCAGCATCAAACTTATAAAAGTTGGTATAGAATTCAGCTTTAGGGTTGTAGTTGGTAGTTACTCGTCTGTCCAAGTTAGCAACGCCCAATGCATCCCTGTCGAAAATGACTCCAATCAAACCAGTCTGTTCAATTTCCACATCACCACTTGTTTTCACACTAATCTTAGAAACATCCTCAAAGGAATATGTTTCCCCACTACCCTGAAAGTAGGGAATCGTTTCATGGCGTGGTAGCAACACCCGTTCCTCGTTGAACGTGTTGCTTAGCAGAAAGGTTTCACTGGCTTTAGCGAAATCACTTAACAGAACAATTTTCTGCATATCATGTGGGGTGAACCGCTCGGCATTGCCTGCATTGAATAACTTGCTAATCCTACTCATACGGTCGGAATACAACCCAATGGTATAGGTTGCATAACGAATGAATTCAGGGCTTTGTAGTGCATCATCAACGGTCAAAGATTCACCTGTAGAACCGTTATATTCAGCCAATAAATTCACTTTCTGTACGGCAGTTCCTGATGCAAGTGTTTCCCCAATCATGTTGTTGATTGTCCGCATAATCAGGGCATCCAACTTAACGGTCATACTATTTTCAACACTGGTATATAGCATTGAAAGGAACCCGTTCAGTTGGGTTGCATTAGAAAAACTTTCCTTAATCTGTTTTTCGGTAAAGGATAATGGAATTTCAAACGTTACTTTACTGTTGAAAAACTTAACGGACACTTCAGGTTGGTAGAAAATGTCTGGACTATATTCAACACCGTCCTGCAATTTCCAGCTATCACTTTCAGTAGCTTTAGGTAGTTCGCTAGAAACCTTTTCCAAAATAGAACCATATTCCCAACCATCCATTAGCACTGATGGTGCACCACCCTGATAAACACGGTTCACAAAAACCACTTTACCGATATGGTTCACCAACTTCTTTACGTAGTTGTCTAAGTTATCGCTGTCAATAATTTCTTTACCAACATCAACAACGTTGGATAAGTCCTCCTGTAGAACCAGTTCATCGCCTAGAATCTCACTGGTGGCTAAATTCACCAACTCATAAACTTGTTTTACTTTCATGATTCACCTACTAGTAGATAGATAAACAAATAAAATTAACTATATCTTTATTAACACGTTCTATTGTAGCACTATTAGCACTTAACCGTAACATAGTCAACGCCCGTTCAGGGTTTTTAGTTTCTACAACAGTATTCCGTTCTCTTTCAAGACCAGTTTCATCGCTACTGGTGTTTTCGCGTTCCTTTTCAGTTATCAAGGCACTGCTATTAAAAGCAGCCACCTTATCAGCATCAACCCCAGTTCGTTGTATATTCCCATCCTCGGAAATGGTTTCAGTAGTTTCAACCCTAGAATGAACCCCTTCAGAAATAACCTCCAGTTCCTTTAGGTAACCATCCCATTTTTCGGCATAACGTGAAACTATCAGCTTAGCTAAATTCACTTCACCTATTCCACTGAATGCACTGCTTATAAACCTATCCCCAAAATCTATTATTAGCTGCTTATCGTAGATTGAAAAACCTAACTCATTATCTAAGGGTAGTTCATAGTATTCATTAATGGATGAAAACAGTGACTTATTCTCTAAATACTTCCTTAACGTAATTCTATCCATTTTCCAATTCCTTTAAATAATGTTCCCATTGTTCAACCTCATCATCAGTTAAACCACCTTCAGCTAAAAGGGCTTCAACGTCCATTATCTCTTTTTCAATATCTTTTTCATCAACTTCCCCACCCCCTGTAGCAATCGCTTCAGTTCCAATATCATCACTATTCTTTTCATCACCATCACCTTCATCAGTGTCTAAGGGTTCATCAGTGTCTAAGGGTTCATCAGTGTCCACGGGTTCATCAGTGTCCACGGGTTCATCAGTGTCTAAGGGTTCATCAGTGTCTAAGGGTTCATCAGTGTCCACGGGTTCATCAGTGTCTAAGGGTTCATCAGTGTCTAAGGGTTCATCAGCAACCACCTCACCAACCCCTTCACGTTCCCCAGCCCATATACCCCCGAACATCACTTCAACCCCCAGGGTATACCTATCATTCAGTCGTTCCACCCCATCCAACCTATTAAACATCATGTTGTCCACATAAGGGTAAACCGCATCTGAATTCAAACCTACTTCACTGGTGTTAAGGCGTTCCCTTTTCATGTTGAAATTAGCCTTGATGCCTAGCTCGTTGTACATACTGGCTTTTAGGTATTGGTGTAGCTCAACTAGTGATGTGACGGAATCTGTACCACTGGTTCCCATTGGATGGGTTCTCACTCCCTCAAATAAGGCGTTCTCACCTATAGCGCTTAAATGTCCGTCCATCAAATTTTTAATAAATTTTTCAGCACTTTCCTTAGTCCTGTCATCACTAGCTGAAATCAGTGTTTGACTTCGTGTGTTGAACCCCCTTAGAACTAAGTTAATATCATTTTCTGCTAACAGCCTATGGTACTTTTCCAGTAAAGGTAGCACCCCGATTAAGTAGTCATCATTTCGTATCAACACCCCATCAGTTTCAATATCCAATGTTTCATTGAAATTAAGAAATGGGTTTGAAATAGTGATTTTAGTGGGATTCCCATAAGCATCAGGTTCACCGCCTAAACCACCATTGAATGCATAAAGCTCCCCTTCAACTTCAGTTATGAATGCATAACCTGAACGTTGCAATAGTTTTTCCAACTCCCTACTGGGAATTGTTTCAGGTAACCCCACCCACCTGAACATGTTGGACGTTTTAGCCAACATGTACCTGTTCATGTACAGGATATTCCCTCGCTTATCAGTATAGTCAAACATTCTAATCCTTTAATTTAACAGAAAGTTTGTTCACCGCTTCAGTGTTTCGTTCCAAGGTGTTTCTGAACTCGTTCAACAGCTTTTCATAGCGTTTAACGGTATCACGATATAGCCAAAATAAAGCTGCGCTGGCTGCTATAGGGAACCCCACTGTACCTATTAAAACTTCTAACGTCTGAATTTCCATTTTCCTGTTGTAACCTTTAGAAAATTGTTTATCGAATCGCCTATTGAGTTGTTCTGATAGTATACCCTGTCATTGGCAAAAAACCATGAAATACGTTTCTGAACTAGGTTGGTAGGATGCATTGGCGAGCGTGCATAGTTCAGCTCAGGTTTAGGTTCTAAGCTATATATAAGACTGTTTTCAGGGTCATTGATAGGTGTTGTCTTATCGTGGATGTATATGAACATGGTGTTATTTACTTCGATAACATTTCCCTGATATAGCTGCCCATCGAAATCAATATAGAAAACTAGTAAAACATCCTTTGGTTTGTACTTATAGGGTAGGTGCGGATATAAGGATAATTCCCAAGCACCATCTGTAATCATGGATAGTTTAGGGTTGTTAAATGCAAAGTATTTATCTGCTTCCTCACTAGGTTTGCTGGCTTTACAGTACTCAACAGCAACTGTTAGTTCACTATCCCCATAACGATAGAAATCAATTGTACCCTGTTTCATTTCTAAAACATTGGTTAATCCCATCTCCTGAAAATAAGGGCAATAACGATTAACTGTGTTCCCTAACATGTAAATTTTAACCCCTGTTCTGCGTCGAACAATGGTTGAAACTGTGTTCATGAACAACACGAATTCATCGTTTAGGTATAGTCTATTAGTTAGAAACTCGTCAAAAACTATAGTGCCGATATTAGGGAAACTCGTTGATTTATCATGCTCACCATCACTAAGACTAAAAGAAAATGAAATTATGTCCTGTTCACGGTATATGGGTTTACCCCCATCATCATAGTTACACAGATACCATTTACCAGCCCAATAATGAATGCCTGTAAACGCCCCCTTAGTCACCTTACTGACTTCATCATTATCTATAATACCACTATATAGGCGAGCCGCCCTCCTTCCTGTGATGTCCTCCTTCCAACGTCTAACATAGGCCATCTGTTTCCCTGTCTCCCAATACTCTTTTAAACACTTCAATAACAATGCATATGTTTTACCGTTGGAACGTTCCCCAAAAATAACGTTGTAAACCGCTCCCTTCCTATCAATCCTTTCAGTAGTATAGTATTTCATACGTACTTAACCCCTTTATAAAAATAGCCTTTAGATAATTCACTAATTAGCTTTAGATATTGTTCAGTAACATTTAGTGTGAATTCACACGGTTCCAAGTGAACCCCTGATAATGTCTCTACTTTAGTGGTATTTCCTAAATGATCAGTTGAAAGGAATTCCATTTCATTATCTATGTATGTATGGGTCATCTTTCCTGTCCTTTCAGGTGGAACATATAGATTATTTGAAAACAGTTTAAAAACTTCCTCATAACACCCACCTGCTAAATCTAACAAGTAGCTAACCCCCGCCTGCTTTCCTAACCCAGCTACTGTAATTTCTAGCTTTTCACCTTCCTGATGAATGTACCTTTTAGCACCTAGTGTTTTAAACCTGTCATAGGTTCCTTCATAATCCCATTCACCCAACACTTCAACATCACCTAACTGGTTGGATGGTGAAAGTAGTTCAACATCTAATTTATAACGTTTGCAAACGTGAACCATTTTCTTATATATCTGTTCATCAAACCATTTTATATATTCAGCATGGTTTTCATAGTTGAGCAACTTCAAACTATCAGTGTCACTGTAAACATAATCATCACCTACTGCCATGATTCCAGTCCAAAGGTTACGCCTTGCATATGCTGTAATCCATACACCCCAAGCATAATAAAGAAACCTGTTTTTACTTTGGTTGTAATGTTCTAATTCCTCGTCAATGTTCACGGGTTCCAACCCCCAGGAATCACCCTTATAAACGTGGTTATCTTTAGCTATGTCTGTAACTGTCATTCCATAGACTGAATTTAACATACCCTTAGATAGCATGTACTCAACTTCTTTACCCTTCACCCCTTTCAAAACTGTCTTATCCTGATATAGTTCTAACACTGCTTCAATTATTGATTTAGGTAGGTGTGCTTTACGTGAGTAATACAAATTACTAATTTCCAATTCATCCCATTCATACACCTGTTCCATTATTTCAAAATCTATTTCTGTGATAGTTGTAGCCAAAATTTCAGCTTCTAAAACCCGTCCGTTATCAATTAAGGGCTTAACTAGTTGAAAGCACTTACTTTCACTGATGTAGGTTTCCTGTGTTATTTTCCTCCTGATATTGTGAAACCTAGCTTTGAAAACCAAACAGTTCAAAATAGTAAGTTCCTTCAATTGGGTGATAGTTAGTTCCCCTTCATGTAGTTTAAACCTACTCATAGGGAACTTTTCAGAAACCATAACACTAGGATAGGAACTGTTGAAATCAATGCTGGTAACCCCTTCTAGTACCTGTCCTGAATAAAGGGCATTGGCGTGAGTGAAACCACCCATAAAAGCCGTTTTAAGCATTAGGTATATATCTCTATCAACCGTCAAATCACCCATTATTTTTCTATAATTCACATATTTCCCTTTACTGGTTTTTCTGTGGTTGGTACTGGTGTAGTAGCAATGGTTTCTTACAAAGGTTCTAACTCGACCAGTGTTAGTTAGTGGTAGTTTCGTTATATCCCCATAATAATCAATCTGTTCAACTATATAGGCAACCACTATTTCCACGTCTAATTTCACATAGTTCATTTCCTCGTCTGTTAGTGGGGTTTCATGGTGTCTAATTAAACTGTAGTCTAAATCCCCTTCCATTTTAGCCAATCTGTGGCTGGTTAAGTTCTTAGCTAAGTTTGCTAGGCTGAACCCACTAAGGATATAGCTGCACCTGAATTCAATACCCCCTGATGCAACTGCCTTAATTGGTTTCCTTTCATCAATGGCAAAAATGTCCTGCCAAGTAAAATGTTTTCTCATAAATTGGAACTCATAACTTAGGTTATGAACATATACAATTACACGCCTTGAATCATCCAATTCCAGCATCACTGAAATGGTGTTAAACAGTTCAACTAACTGTTCCCAAGTTCTACCATAATAAACCCGTCCACCTATCCCAACAGCCCAAATATACATGTAGGCAACCTTATTATCCTGTATATAATCACTGGTGGTTTCAATATCGAACCCTATAGATAGGTTTAGGTAGGTGATTTTCTTATTGGTTTTAACTTCAGTGTAATGTATGTTTCCAATATGCTTTGTTAGGTGGTGGTGTTCATACATATTAGTCTTTTACTCTATACCAATTAAGCTGCGTTCCTATCTTGTTTACTCTATCCCTAAGTGGTGAATCGTACTCGTCAATAGCACGAGTGACTTCACCAACCATGGAATCAATGTCCAATTCACTTTCTGACAAATCTATTTCCATTTCATCAGTGTATTGATTAATGGCATCCCATATTTTTTGATAGCCAATTGCGCTGGCAATGTCGTCCACGGTTCTAAGATATTGTTCAACCTTACTCGCTAATTCAAAAAAGTTACTAGCTCTACTTCTTAAATCAGTTAGGTTGGAATACTTAATACCTGTGTTTTCAGCTATCTGTTTCAACACCTTATTAGCACCCCTGATGGTGGACGTTTCAGCATCAATGAATCTGCGTAACCTAGAAACTTCAGCCTGAACCTCGTTGTATGTCTTACCCTTAACCCCAAATTTCTCCCCACCGTCAGCCAACCAGCGTTGATAGGCTGGTGTGCTCGTTAAATTGTTACGCTCTAAACGTTGTAACCTTTTATTAGCCATTGCTGAAAGTCTACTGGCTTCCCTTCGATACTCCCTTATCCTCCTATCTTTATCAGTTTCCTTTAAATTAGCAGTAATGCTCCCACCTTGAGACCGATATAAAGCCATCACAACCCCCTAATAAATTCTAAAAACCCATCAACATCATCAATGGATATTGCATAGTTCAGGTACTTCATAAAGTGCTTAACATTAGAACTTCTGCCCATCTCGAAAGCTGAAAGCAGTTGAACGTCTGTTGAACCTTCAATAGTTCTAAGTTTTACGCCCCTAGAAATCCTATACAACCTACAGTATGTACCTATCATTTTAACTCCTTTATAAACATACCCAATTCTAACATAGTTAGAACAATTCCCACACGATTCACACGATTCACACGATTCAAACGATTCATAATAAAACGTCCATCAGGTGATGTGAGTCATTGACTTATTAGATTCAGTTGAACCTTTACTTTCAGGTGTTGCGTAAAACTCACTGTTACAAATAAGTAGTTGACTTTCAGAAAATCAACATGGTGTCCATT